TACATTACAATCAAAGCCGCACGTATCTTCCAACAACAAACAGTAGGCTCTTTGGACTTAGAGGCCTTCAGCGAGAGAGAAGAGCTGATGTCCTTAATTGTCCTCAAGCAGTTTGATGGTGAATCAGCTGACTATAGCATCCTAACAGGCACACGCTCAGTGGCTAATGTGTTGGCTAGATAATGCCTTTAGTCTCCTCATCAATTCCCAATATAGCAAACGGGGTAAGTCAGCAACCTGACTACCTACGCTTATCCTCTCAAGGCGTTGAGCAAATCAATGCCCGTTCCTCAGTCGTCGATGGTTTAAGCAAGCGAGCACCTACCGTTCATCTCGCTAAACTAGAAGGCATAACAGGCAACGCTTACCTACACACAATCAACAGAGACAATACAGAGCAATATAGTGTCATCATCGAGGGTGGTGTTATTAAGATTTATGACTTCTTAGGAAACCAGAAGGTTGTGAACGACACAACTGATGGGTCTTATCTCGTCTCTAGTTCTCCACGCTCTGGTTTTACTTCCGTAACAGTAGCTGATTACACTTTCGTTTTAAATAAAGATGTTGTAACTACCGCTTCTACGGTGCTCTCTCCCCTTAGAGATCCCGAAGCCCTTGTATGGATTAAACAAGGTACTTATGGGGGTGTGTACACAGTTGAGATAGATGGTACGGAAGTGGCTTCCTATCAAGTGCCTAATGGGAGTGTCGCCTCTCACTCTCCCCTTGTGAAGACAACTCAGATTGCAAATCAGATAAGGAATGACCTTAATAGCGCACTCTCAACGACTTTTGACATTACTCAGTATGGTTCCACAATCTGGATACGCCGTAAAGATGGTGCGGCCTTTACACTCGGTGGTACATCTCCTCTAGGTGATAGGGGTATGGAGATTGTCAAAGACAAAGTACAGAGCTTCTCTAATCTACCTACACGTGCAGTCCATGGTTTCCAAGTTGAAGTAGCAGGGAATAGTGGCTCAACCGCTGACAACTTCTACGTTGAGTTTGATACCTCACAAACAGGCACACAAGATGGTATTTGGAATGAGGCAGCTAAAGGTGGTGAAACCTTCAGGATGGAAGCCTCTACCCTTCCCCATGCTCTCGTAAGAGAAGCTGATGGTTCGTTTACCTTCAAGGTTTTAACATGGGAAGACCGCTTATCTGGTGACGAGAAGAGCGCTCCCTTCCCCTCTTTCATTGGGCGTAAGATCTCTGACCTGTTCTTCCACAGAAACCGCTTAGGTATTACTGCGGATGAGAATGTCATCTTTTCCAAAGCGGGGGAATATTACACCTTGTTTAGGGCAACAGCTACAGCTGTACTTGATGATGATCCCATTGATGTCGGTATCAGCCATGTGAAAGTGTCCATATTGAAACATGCTGTTCCTTTCAATGAAACCTTATTAATGTTCTCTAACCAAACCCAGTTTCAATTAGGGGTTACGACACTTCTCACACCTGAAACAGTCAACATCAACCAGACTACTGAGTATGAATGTTCGCTAATAGCTAAACCTATAGGTGTTGGTAAGTTTGTATATTTCGCTGTGAAGCATGGTGATTATTCAGGCCTCCGAGAGTACTACGTTGATGCAGATACGGAGTCAGAAGAAGCTGCCGAAGTTACAGCACATGTCCCTGCTTATATCAAAGGGACTATTTATAAGATTGCTGCCAGTTCTAACGAAGATACCCTTGCTGTATTAACTGAAGAAGACCAAAACACTATCTACATTTATAGGTACTACTTCTCTAATGATGACAAACTTCAGGCATCCTGGTCTAAGTGGCAATTTGGCGCTGACGATAAGGTATTGAATTGTGACTTCATTGAGTCGCAGCTCTACATCATGATAGAGAGAGCGGACGGTATTCACCTAGAGGTTATTAACCTTGAAGGCTCTATTGTCGAAACAGATTGGGAAATGCCTATTCTTCTCGATAGTAAGCTCTATAGTAACGACCTCCCGCTAGTAGAACGTGCGGACATCCCTTCAGGCTCAGGAGGTTCTTCAACCGAAGTAACCTTGCCTTATACAGTGACAGCCGCCGATAACCTCCAACTTGTCTATGCCCCGAATGGTGCTTCCAAGAAGGGGACGTTACTCACAGACTTCACGTATGACAACACAGGGGAGACTACAAAGTTAATAGTCCCTGAAAACGTAGTCAACCAACCGTTCTACCTAGGTAAGAAGTATGAGATGAGATACCAGTTCTCTACCTTCTTAATAAAAGAGAACGACGCTTCTGGGAGCCAACGCTCGTTAAGCCAAGGGCGATTACAACTACGAGGTGCTTCAATCCAGTACGCTAAAACAGGGTACTTCAGAGTTGAAGTCACACCATCACAACGTGGGACATTTAGCTATCCGTACACAGGGATACAAGTAGGTGTCCTCTCTAACTTACTAGGAGATATCCAACTTTCAGAGGGGTCTTTTAGGTTCCCTATCACTTCCAAGAATGACCTTGTGGATATGGCAGTCGTCAATGACTCCTACCTACAGTGCCATCTATTGAGTGTTGATTGGGAAGGTTACTACCATCTGAGATCAAAGAGAGTTTAATGTATCAAATAAGGAGAGCAACTGAAGCGGATGCAATAAGTTTAGCACCCCGACTTCGCGAGGCTGACCTCGAAGAGCTTCAAGCATCAGGAGACCATGACCCCGAAGAATCCCTATTACTGGGGGTTCGCGAAGGCGATTGCTACGTCTGTGCTGATATTGAAAGTGGGTTACCCCATGTAATCTTCGGGACTATGGAAACAGAAGTCCCCTTCAAGGGTCTCATCTGGATGATGGCCTCCCCAGCGCTTAAGACCTATTGGATTCAGCTATTACGAGACACACGACCTGTTATTGATAATCTGAGAGGTCACTACAAAATACTCACTAATGCTGTTTATGCCAAGAACACAGTACACATACGGTGGCTTCGCTGGGCGGGGTTCACCTTCTTGAGAGAGTTCAAAGTCGAAGGTAACTCATTCTATGAATTTGCCAAACTAACACCAACGGGGGATTAACAATGTGTGACCCAGCATCTATCACAATGGTGGCCTTAACAGTGGCTTCAACTGTTCATCAACAACAGCAAGCCAGTCAGCAGGTCGATTGGGCTAATAAAGCAGCAGAAGATGCGTTCCAAGCAAATCTTGTGCAAGCTAATGCAGCGCGGGTAGAAGAGTCAAAGGTCGTACAACTAAGGCAGCAACAAGAAACCTC